GCATATCGTTCTCCTCTGTGTGGATTACCCACACTTAGCGTACCCGCAATGGGTACAAGTTACACAACCATCCTGATAGATAAGCCCTTGGGCATCGCAGCTTGGACACTTCTTGTCCGAAGCCCTCTCTCCATCACAGATGTACTTCTTCAGAACCCGCGACAGCACCTTGTTAAAGGAAGTGAAGTCAGTGTCCTGATCCTTCTGCAGTTGCTCCACAACGAATTTGACATTCGCTCCGTGGCGCAGCGAGAGAGAGATCATGCGAGTGAAAATCGCATTGTTGGGATTATCAAATATATTGATAATATCGTTGATAACCAACTGATCATCTCCCTCCCCAAGCACCAGATCATAAATTGATCTGGTTGTTTTGCGTGGGTGCTTAACTATTATACCATGAGTATACTTGTTTGGCAAGGTTATTTTCGAAGAAAGTCCTGCAAAAAGCTCATACGGCTTTCCTTCGACAAGGCCAATCAGAGCAACCCACTTCTCGCCCTTGATGGTGGGGCGATGGATCTCACACTCCACAAGCTCCGGGCGCTGGGCGGCATCTCTCTGAACAAAAGCATCTTCTTCGGGAGTATCCGAGACCAAGACGCCGGTTCGAGAGCCATCCACATAAACGGTGATCCCCTTGAGGCCACGCTTCCAACCCTCCTTGTAGAGTTCGCCAACCACTTCAGGCTTGGTGCCAGCTGGAAGGTTAATCGTGGAAGAAATTGCGTGATCAATGTGTTTCTGGATTGTCTCTTGAATTTCTACTCGTCGCATCCAGTCTATTTGATCTGATTCCACAAAAAAGTCTGGAATATCATCGGACATTTCTCCTGTGTGGAAGTCATTCTCTTCGCGCCAGTCTTGAACATTGTGGTGGAACACTTTATATTCCTGCCACTTATCGCCAACGTCGTCTATAAAGTCCACAGCGGTTACGGTATCATTGTGACTAATCTTGCGGCGGCGTGTATAGAAGTTTCTGAAAACTGGCTCAAGCCCTGAGCTTGTCTGGCTCATGATTGACACTGATCCCGTCGGGGCGTTTGTGAGTATAGAGATGTTCCTTCGTCCATACTTTTTGATCATATCTCGGATCTTTTTCGGCAATGATTTAATATATGCATTGTCCTTCTCTAGTTCCCACGAAAAATGAGGGAAGGCGCCGCGCTCTTTTGCAAGATTGCACGACTCTCGATAAGCTTCGACCTTGAGTGTCTTGTATATCTTGTCAATAACAACAATGGCATCGTCGCTGTCGTAGCGAAGGCGAAGGCAAGCCAAGGCGTCAGCCAGTCCGTGAGTGCCCAGTCCAGTTCGTCGTCCGTTCTTGGCGGCGTTTCGCAATTTCCTCCATAGGGATTTTTCATCGGAGGTGTCGCAGGAAGCTATAATAGATTCAATCTTCTCTATCTCAAGCTCAACCAAGTCATCTGACAGCCGCATAGCTGCAGCGATGGTAGTGTTGAAATCATCAAAATCAAAAGAAGCTCGATCTGTGAAAGGATCCTTGACAAAATTTTTGAGGTTAATAGAGATCAGTCGGCAACTATCGTATGCAGAAAGTGGGATCTCAGCACAGGGGTTGGTACAGATTGTTTTATAAGCCGGATACTCGTGAGCTGGCAAGTTCTTTGTGATGTTGTCCCACATTAAAATACCAGGTTCAGCTGTCTGAGTTGCTGACTTCACGATCTTGTTCCAAACATCGACGGCTCGGACCTCTTTAGATATCTTTGGCTTCTTGCGACCAACAGGATAGCTTAAAGTAAAATTTTCGTCATTCTCCACAGCCTGCATAAAGTCATCACTAATTTTTACAGAAACGTTTGCGCCCGTGACTTTAGTCAAGTCATGCTTCATTGTAATAAATTTCTCAATGTCTGGGTGGCGGACATCCATCGTAATCATGAGTGCGCCGCGTCGACCGTTTTGACCAACCATCCGACAAACGTAGGAGTAGAAATCTGCGAAAGACCAGGCGCCGGTGGTGGTGCCTGCGCTGTTGCTTACTGCTGCACCTTCTGGTCGAAGTTTTGAGATGTCCAGACCAACGCCGCACCTCCTCTTAAACAAGTTGGCGAGATCCTTTCCAGAGTCCACAATGGAAGATATGTTATCGCTGGGAGATTCAACCACCACACAGTTGGAGAGAGAAACGTTGACAAAGTTATTTCCGATGCCATACATGGGTGATCCCTGTGGTACGATCTTCTTGAAGCCCTTAATGTTCTCAAAAATAAATCCTTTAGATAATTTCTTTCCTCCGAACTTCTCTTCAATCCGAGAAAACTCTGTAGCCAAGCGGATGTGCATGTCATTGGGGTTAGTTTCGTGAAAGTCTCCAGACTTATCTCGAAGGGCGTACTTGGTGATGAATACATTTGTAGCTAAATCATCACCATTAAAATATTCTTTGGTCTCTCTGTTCACGGTTTCAACTTTTGACATGTTAATTTCCTTTCTCTCCATGTATGATAACCTATTTTTTATCTTCTTTAAATTCTTTATATCTTTCTTTTAACTTTTCCCGCTGCTCCTTGGCAGTAACCACAGCGATGGTGCCTGGAGTGTCTCCCTGATAAGGGAGCACCTTCAGCTCGATATTTCTGGTATCCATATACATCGGATAGACCAGTCCGTCGATGCCATTGCGATTTTTGGCAACAAACATTCGAGCGGTTTTTGCTTGCTTATCTTCTGCTGTGCGGGAAATGGAACAGATAAAGTCTGCTACGAAGCATTTGTTAAACGCCTCACTTATTGATTCCATAGTGATAACGTCTGCGTTTAATCCGGAGCGGTTGGTTTGAGAGGCTGTCCACACAGGACATTCATATTCCTGAGCGATTCCTCTCATTTCCTCATAGATTGATTCCAACTCGTTCCTCTTCTCTTTCTGTGTGGCAACGGGTCTCAATAGGTCTCCATAATCCATAATGATCATATCTATGGGAACCTCTCTCTTCCGGAGCTTTTCCAAGTGAGCTCTCAAAGTTTGTGTCGATGCCGACTTTGTTGGGTACTCTTTAATTATAAGACCGCCAGACATATCTTTAATTTTTTCATATATTTCGTCTTTTAAGCCATGCAGTGCGTTAAGACCGAAACCAGTAATGCATGCATCATACCGATTGCCGATGACAGTATCTTGAAGCTCAAGGGTGTAGTGGATGACGCTGCGACCCTGCTTAATTGCTTGGGCTCCAAGATGGACAAGCGCCATCGATTTGCCGGCGCCGGTGGGAGCAACAACAACTCCCAGTTCGCCCTTGCCCAGACCCCCATGCATGATGCCATCAACCTCTTGCCAGCCCGTACTAACAGGGTTTCTTGCCTTAAGTTCGAATCTCTTATCAAAGTCTAAAATATAGTCATATCCGAAATCCGTATCGGTACCAAGTTTGAGTGCGTCATCGAGAGTGCTCTTTATTTTTTCAAAGGAGTTATCTTTCAAGAGCTCAACACTCTTGATCATAGCTTCCTTGAGCTTCTGCTTCTTGCAGAATTCAAGGGCGTTTTCCTTTACATATTCAGCGTCTTTAAGCTCGGTTTCGTTAGAAAATGTGCGGACGAAAAAGTCCCTAACCTGAGCCTGTATGAGATCATTTTCGTCTTCGAGTTCTGTTCTCAATATGGTTTCTACAATGGACTTGGTTGGGTGAGTTCCATACTTCTCTTTATAATCAAATATTTTTCGATTAAAAACTTGAAGATATTTGGTCTCGAAGAATCCTACATCCATTACCTCGCCAATTTGATCTGAGAACTGGCGGTCGTCGAGGATAAGCGTTGTGAGCTTCTCTTGGAACGATTTTCCGTAGTGTGCGAAAGTTGCTACTTCTTTTTGCATCAGGTGTCCTCAATCACAAATCGCTTGCACATTGCGAACAAGTCATCCCAATTTCCGTTTCCGAAGCCGTCAGCGATCATCCCTGCCGTTACTGCAGTCTTGTTGAATTCAAGTGGGCTCTTGATTCTCGACTGGATCTCCCTACCCGCCTGAGCAGATAAGTTAGGTGAAGATAACTGCATCATTTGATAATTCAAATTAGTGATCTCGGTGTTCTCTAATATTGTATCATATATTTTTGCTTTGCCAAGGTTTTTCTCACACTCTTCGTAGACATCTTGCAAATAATATCCCCTGT